TTTTTTTTTGTAAGACGAATATAACTATGCCGATATTAGTCAAGGCCTTTTAGTTAAACTTGGATAGCCATTCTACGTGGCGTTCGTTGTAATCATTCGCATAATAATCAGTCATATCCGGGTGGAGAAGTCCATCTTCTCTATCACACTGGATCGCATCATTTAATGCTTTAAGTCCTTTTTCATAGGTATCTCGTCCATGATGAAATAATTCTTGCAGGTAGTTCTCTTCAATAAGACTCTTCATCATCTCCACTTTGGGATGTCCTTTGCGCTGCCAATTCACTATTCCTGCAATTGTTTCCATTTCAATAGGCGCGCGTATCTTTGTTGAGTCTCCTGGTTCTGGGGTCCATTTCCGTTTAAGGAAGGTCACCTCGTCATTAAGCTTTCTATAATCATAGTCCTCACCGTTCTTAGATTCTGGTGTTATGACAATCAGATACTGAGCAAACCAATCACGCATAGTCCGGAAGGTAATAATCTCTTCCAATAGTGGATGTATCGATAAAACGAAATCATCTCCATAGACTAAAATTTCCATCATTGCCATTAACTGGTTGATAGAGTAATTGTATCCTGCTTTGTCTGTTAAATCTTTCACACACATGATCAAATACTGAATATTGACACATGAGTTCAAAGGTGCTGTGACGGGGATTCCTGATGGTATTCCTTGGGCTTTCCGGTATAATAAATTCCGGCATACGACATAAGTGTGGATGAATAGATAAACTAATCCCATTCTTACTTTACGCCCTACTGGATCTGGTCTCCCTGATTTTTTGTCGTATATGTCTGAGATAGCGTCTGCAGCATTAAGCATACATTCGCCATCCGCCTGGCTGTCGAAAGATTTGAAATCTGCAGCTATGCACTTTCCTCCCCATTTGTTCATTCTGTCATACAATACAGTCCATTGCGGACCATACGCATCAACTCCAATAGCTAACGGGATTCGGGTGCAAGCCGAGACTGAAGCTGCCAAGAAAGCTCCAAAATAGCGTCGGGTCAAGATTGTAATACTCATTGCCAGAGTCATAAATAGCCTCACTTTCGCGATGGCCACTTTAGCCAGGGGCAAAGTCTCGTCCTTCATAGATGACGACGCCGGTGAAAAGACTTCACGTCCTTCCTTCAAATCATTTTCAATTCGTTCGAGATCGCGCAGTAGGTACTTTCCTCGATTAGTTACTCCACCAACTCCTGTTGGTTTGTGTTCCTCATCTCTGACTTCCCACTTCTGCTCGCTCTCAGGCAATTCCTTACCTTGTTCGTCTTTAAAAACAGTCCTTCTCACGAAAGCATGCTTTCCTTTGTGATTGTCCGATAGTTTCTGATATTCAGTGCCGGGCGAAGAGTGCATATTCATAGCTTGCAAACTTCCTCCGTCTCCATTGAGCCCTTTATCCAAATCCATAATCGACCAGTCGTGATATTCCATAGGCATTAACGAGAGGGTTAATCCTTCCTTAGCAAATTGTAACAAGCGCTTGGGGAAAGGATTTGTTTCCTTCGTATACTTTGATTCAGCTAATTCTTGTGGCTGAACTCCTAGCTTCTTCACTTCCGGGTCAATATTAGGGTTTCGTAAACTCAGTGGTGATGGTGCGTGCACATTCTTTAAAATTTTATCGTGCATAATCGTCTTCCTAAAGCTGGTCTCATAGCGCGGAACAACCTCCAGTCTATCACTAACTATTGCATAGTTTTTGTATCCTGGGCAGCTGATCCTCGCTCGTTGCTTTACTTCGGTCAAATTCGTTTCTAAAAACAAGTCTTTGTTTGTTTGGGCTATGTCACCAAAATCGCAAGCTTGAATTACTCCAGTTGATACTGGATCTTCCATTACCTCGATGTCCTTTTGGGAAATCGGATAGAAGACGGAGTTATTCTCACCGTTGATTCCTGCAACATGTAACCCGACAATAGGTTTATCCAATCCGGTTGTTGTATCAACTAATAGCCGGCCACATAATCCCTCGCCTCCAATTATTGATGATGTGTATCCTGCAACTAAATATGAATTTTGTGCGTAGCTAACTCTAATTTTCTTCATAACTGAGGTTCCATAGTGAAAACTTACTGTTCTCTCTTGATCCCAAAGTCCGATGCTAACTGTCGCGCAATCAAATCCATTAATTTTCTGTCCTAGATCTTCTTCAGGTGCGATCCAATTCATCAATGACTTGTGGGCGTGTAATTTGCCGAGTGTCATCCTGACCCATGCAAAATCCTTTGTTGGATGTCGCCTAAAAGAGCTGTATTTCAAACTTTCCTTATGGCTTATTGTATCTTTAGTCAAAGTTACCTCGATTTCAGAGTCGGCATCCATGCCTTCCCATGCTGCTAACGAATGTTTCGCAAATATCAAGTCTGTTCCTTTAACCACTACCGCATTAGCCATGAAAGTTCGTCCTTCAGCCTTTAGTGTCATCCAATACGTGTTGTTCTTAATGGTTCCATAAAGCATGGCGCACGTGTTCTTATTCGCGCAACCTTCTGCCAATGAGATCAACGGTCTTTGTAATGAAGTTTTAGTGTCATATTGTAAGCCTTCTGGATGATAGACATGCTGTTGTTTAATAGCTGTTCTATTATCATAGTTTAAAGCCTCCGCCTGAGTTTCCTCTGGCTTAGCCACGGCCCATTTAATGAGTTTATAAGCTCCAACGACTGCTAGTACCATGAGTAGTAACTGTAAACATACTGATATCCAATCTAAAATCTGTTCAGAGAATGATTTTTCATCTAAGAAAAAGGCGTCTTCACGACCAGCTCGTAAGTTAAACAACTTAGCTTTATACTTACTGAACCAGCTACGTTCTGCTTCTTCTCTTTCTTCTTCACTCTGAATAGCTCCACTAGTTGTTACTATTTCTACATCGTCGATATAACAATCTTCATCATCTGCAGAAAAGAAAGCCATCTTTTGACTAGTTCGCTTTTCCTTTGCCTGAGCCATAGCATCTACTACATCAAAGTTTTGCCACTCTGCAATGAATAGCAAAAAAGCTCTGTAATATGCCCTAGACCGTACTGATCCCACTTTTTCCATGAAACCATCAATTGCTGTATCTTCGTAAGCCGTTCCCATATCTTCATACAAGTACTCTAGCTCATGAAAGGAGGTTGTAGTCCCATTGTGCGCCACAATTTCATCATACCACATTCCATTACTCATCTGAGTTCTGAAATGAAGTTGCGAAAACGGCGGGGGGTGCCATTCCTCTTCATAAACTACTGGTACACTATTCAGGTGGTTCTGTAACATTCCGTCCATTTGTGCCATCCTCTCCCAAGGATCCCAGATTTCCAAATCTGGTGGTGGATATTCATGTGTCCACTCTTCCTCCCTAACAGGTGAATCAGGGGGGGCATGGTACTGGGCTCTAGCCGATACAAATTTGTCCTTCTTGTTCTGTAATTTACGCTCATATACCTTAATAGGCTCAACTTTCGCTGAACTCGGCATCTTCTTCGTTCCTTCGCGCAATTCCTTAAGATAATCCAAATCCACTGAGACGTTTTTAACATCCGTAGATTCTGAAGCTCTCCAAGCTTCTAGAGAAAAGATAATCTCCGCCAACACTTGTTGGTATGTCAATATCTCTGTGTCTATAAAGCCGGGATCTGATGCACTTGTTGGTACTGGTCTCATTCTACGAAATCTCCAATTCTCTGCCAAATGACAGGGTCCTTCCGAATATTGCCAATACAACAAATTTCGTCTTCTCCACATCGCTTCGTTATCTCTCAAAGAATTATACTCCGGATATGCTAAATTAGCGGATGATATTATGACCTCACTTGTGAAAGCTCGACCTTTTTCCTCCAATCTTGCAAATTCCGGATAATAAGCTCCATTACTAAACATCAATAGTTTTTTATGATCTCCTGATTCGCATCCTGCCACGTCCTTCAACGCTCCATCGTCATCTATCACAACAATCGCTTGCTGTACATAGTTGTCCATAAATTTTTTAGCGGGATTCCACCAGTAGATATCGTCTTTCTTGTAGGGATGTTCTCTAACCACTCCGGGCTGGGTTAACTTCGATGCCAATAAATTGCCAAACAAAGATTTACCACAACCAGGGCCTCCAACCAGCATTACGCCGAATGGGATTGCTCGGTTCAAGTCTTCTGCCGAAAAGTTGTTGCCTGATAAATAGGTCCTAAAGTCATTAATCTTTTTCAAAACTATCTGACGCGCCACTGATGTAGTGGTTATATCTCCTAATGTCATCAAACCTTCAATCTTATTACAGATGTTCTTCAAATGTCGTGCATGAGCCATCGTGCGTACCTTTACCATGTCATCGAAAGTCAATAGTGGGTCCACATAAGCGTCTACGTGATTCATAAAATTCACAATATCAATATCATGTTTCTTAAAATCCGCTTCCGCTTTTCTCATAGCTCTAGTGTGTGTAATCTTCTCAAATATCTTCTTCATAGTCTCAAATACATATTCTACAATGTGCCATGCTGATACAGCTCCTCGTTCGAAGTTGCTCAACGATCTTCCATGATCAGCAAATTTCTTAACGGTTTTCCATCCATCAGAGAAGCATGATGCTCCAAATCCTAATGTAATACCGGAAAGAACTGTCGCTATTCCTGCACATATTCCTGTAACATGTTCCGATTCCAATAAGTCCGTATGTGATTGTCCTGTAGCATCGATCACCTCGCCGCGCGTACTAACTTTCGCTGCACGTGAGAGGTAATCATAGGCTGTCTTGATAAAATCGCAAGCCCAAGATACTAACGCTGTAATTTCAATATTTATTAATCCAAATAGATTATCCATGATCTGAATAATTTCCGTTATAATAACTATTAAAACTGGTTTTTGTGATGTCCATTTCACTCCTGTGTAAATAAAATTTCGCATTAATTGATCCTTAAATCCTGGTGTGTTCAATTTATCCAATACTGCTTTGATTGGCATTACTGCCTCTCCAATATCGTATAAATTTGCCTTACCGGCCGCTGCCTTAGTAAGTAATCGCACCTGAGGGTTTGAATCAAACATCTTCTTAAATCGATTAGATAGATATGCCATAGGTGAACAATACGTTTCTCCTATAGTTGTCTCCATGATCAATAAAAAGTGGGGGAAAAACAGTTTAACCTCGAACTGATAAGGTCACATTTTCTATAGCCGTGATCACTATCCTGGTCCTTTAAAGATTCAAAGTTCTTTTACTGCGCCCAGGTATCATACTTCCTTTTTCGGCTAGCCTAATTAAAGTAACTAGCACTCACTTAGAATACTGACGGGAAAAGGTTACCCGACCGTGATTTTATTCTCTTGTCTTGAGGCGTTTACTACGTGTTTTCCATAACCGCAGTGCTAAATAGTCAATACTAATCTTCTTAGATCATGAAGTTGGGGCACCCCTCACGGGATGGATTTCCGCAACTTCCCTACATCCGCTAAAACACTCCGAAGAGCTTAACTCGGTGTAGCATAGTCCGATTTTCTTGATCTCTCTTGCCTGTATTTCCTACCAAGGTATTTTACTCCTTGATATTCCATACTCCAAAGGCTCAAAATCTGAAACTAAATAACATCGCTGCTGGTACGCCAGGTACTCCAGAAAATAATTCTGTTTCCCACTTGCGCCCAACGTCTCGTTATGAAATCAACACATCATCGTAAATCTTTTTGGTATAAGAAATGGTTAGATGATTATG